TTTGATGATTCTTGCGAAGAGTTCGAAACTGAAAGAAATGAAGAAGAGGATTGGGATCTGGATGAAGAGAATTAACATTTAGAGGAGTGCAAGTATGTTTAAATTATTTGATATGTTGTCAATGCACTTTGACAGGAGATATTTCTGTCAAGAAGAATTGAAGAATAAAAAATGTAGCATACACAGGAAACAGTGTTGCATGTATAGAAATATCTGCAAATTATGACAATTAACATTGAGGTGATTTGATGAGAAAGTTAAGACTGATTAAAGTAGTCGTTCCAGAGATTGTTGCTTATTTCGGACGAGGACCAGGAATTGAAAATATGGAACCGGATTATCAATGTCCTGGATGTGGTTATGGTGTGGCAGACGATTATGTAGCTTGTCCGCATTGTGCAGCGGAACTGGATTGGGACAATGTGCGGAAACCAACAGAATCCTTCCGGAAATTCATAAACAGACTGTAGAATTAGCATTTAGTGGAGGAATAACAATGGAAGAAGAAATCAAAAAAGCAATTACTTTACTAAAAAACAATGGATATTTTGTAACTAAAATCCCAAAAAACCTGTGCGATAATGCAAAAGAGTGTTCAGAAACAGGACACGGAGAATGTACTGATTGCAGTTGCTTTGCTTGCATTATCGGATGCGATTTTTAAAATTTTTCGGGAGAACCGAAGGAAAGAAACAGATATGATGGATGCAGTTAAAAGTGTAAGCACTATTAGAAATTTTATGGGAAATGCGGGACGTAATACGTGTAATGAATATTTGTATGAAGCCCTGAAAGATGCAGATGAAGCCCTGCAAAGGCAAATTCCACAGAAGACCAAAGAAGAAACATTTGACAAGGATATGAAAATTGGGCATGTGGTATTCAAGGCAGGAACAAAGGTACACCATTGTCCAGAGTGTCTTAGTATGGTTACTTGTTCGAATAACTTTTGCAATAGATGTGGTCAGGCGTTGATTTGGTAACTTAACATTTAGGAGGGAATCGAAAGTGAATGAAGAAGAAAAGTTGGCCTATGAATGGGCCAAAAAGCAAAATTATCAATCTGTTGCGGCTCAATATGCGAGAATACTTGTTACTTACATAGATTATGTAAGCAATTTACTAGAACAGGCAGCGGAAGAAATCGAAAACACGAATGGCAGGGAGACGGTTCTTTCGGCGCAGATAAGGGATGCTTTAAGTAGCAAAACTGACATTTAACAAATAAAGAGAGGAGACGGGCTTCCCGGGAAGATGCGCATCGGCTCCTTTAGAAAAATATGAGGTATACACATTTGAGTTTGTTTTCTGGTATTGGTGGACTGGATTTGGCTGCGGAATGGGTAGGTTTTGAAACTGTAGGGCAATGCGAATATGCAGATTATCCGACAGCAGTATTAGAAAGACACTGGCCAGACGTGCCAAGATGGAGAGATATAAAGACATTAACGGGAGGAGATTTTTATGAAAAAACAGGTTTACGGACAGTTAGCGTTATATCAGGGGGATTCCCATGCCAGCCGCACAGTGTTATCGGAAAACGAAAGGCTGAAAATGATGAACGACACTTATGGCCGGAGTTTTGTAGAGTCGTCAGAGAGTTGCGGCCGCACTTTGTTGTTGGAGAAAATGTTAATGGGCTGTTATCAACAATACATGAGTCCGTTTGTACCGATTTGGAAAAGGAAGGCTACGAAGTCAGGACGTTCTGTGTACCGGCTTACGCTGTCGCGGCGCCACATGAGAGATACAGGGTTTTTATTATTGGCATCTCCAAGGGCGAGCCAAGACTTCAAGCCGATTCGGAAACAGACGCCGACGGAGCACAACGGAAATCATGGACAAGCACTCTGCTCCAGCCTTGGGATTATTTACCCGGAACGTATTGGGCAGTACATAAACCCCCAGTATGTGGAGTGGATGATGGGATTCCCGATCGGGTGGACGGATATAAGCGTTACAAAGAAAGAATGCAGTGCTACGGAAATGCAGTAGTCCCGCAACAGGTATATCCTGTTTTTAAGGTACTTAAAGAAATGTTGGATATATAACTAAACCAAAATTTAGACTTCAGAATAAAAAAAATATATAAGGAAAGTCTAGTCGTATATATGAAAATAGGAGGCGGAAATGGAAGAGAATTATGAAAGATATAGAACACCTGAAATTCGACATAAAGAACGGATAATGAAGAATCCAGATAGGATCGAATATGCGATAGAACAGTTCACAAAACATAAGATTCGCTATGAACTAAAAAATGAAGAAAGCTGCCATTTCCATGCATGGAGAAAATCAGACGATAAATTATTTGAGTTTTGGGCAGGTACCGGAAAGATTAAAGGAATGGAAGAACGTGGAATTAAGAATTTGATTCAGATACTATCAAAGTAACTAACTGTATATAGCCGATTGCTACTGCGTATAATAACACCAAAAAGAGGTGGAGATTATGGCAGTAGCGCATAAATCGGCTATATCGGTAGGGTTGTTATATATTCCGGTTGGTCTTTATAAGACAACTAGAGATACCAGCATTTCATTCAATCAGCTTTGCAAAGATAGTAAAGAACGGATTAAATACAAAAAGTATTGTCCTTCATGCAATAAAGAAGTCGGTTCAGAGGATATTATAAAAGGCTACGAGTATGAAAAAGGGCACTATGTAACGTTTACGCAGGATGAACTCGAAAAGATCAAGACAAAGAAAGATAAGACAATTCATGTAGAGCATTTTGCTAAAATGTCCGAGATTGATTCACTTTATTTTCAAAAGGATTATTATTTGATTCCAGAACCCGGGGCAGATAAAGCATATGAATTGTTGCGACAGGCACTTTTAAGTAAGAAAGAAGTGGCAGTTGCAAAAACTGTAATCGGAACGAATGAGGAATTGTTGGTTGTGTATCCAACAAAAGAATGTCTTATTGCTAAAATACTATATTACCAAGAGGAAATCCAGGAGATACCAAAATCTCAAATCAAGGTAGATGTAGCTAAAACAGAATTAGACATGGCTAAAACACTAATAGAATCAATGACGCAAAAGTTTGATATTAGTGCATATCACGATGAATACCAACAGAGACTACGTGAAGCAATAACAACTAAAATTAATGGAAATGAGATTGTTGCTGCAGACACGAGTGCTCCTAACAACATTATTAATCTTATGGAGGCATTACAAAAGTCCGTTGACATTGCTACGCATAAGGGAACGGCATAATGGACATTTTTGAATCTAAAGGTATTAAGCCGATGCTTATTTCTGAACAGCGGGAGGCTTTTAATTCTTCAGACTGGATATACGAAATTAAATTGGATGGTATTCGTTGCATTGCATATTTAGATGAAAATGGCACTGATCTGAGGAATAAAAGAGACAAGAAGATGTTACCGTGCGTACCGGAACTAAAAGATATCAATCGGCAGATTAAAAAGAAATGCATTTTGGATGGAGAGCTTTTCGTGTTGCGAAATGGAATGACCGATTTTTATGAAATTCAGCGCAGGACATTAATGACAGATCCGTTTAAAATACAGTTGGCTTCAACAAAGTATCCGGCATCATTTGTTGCTTACGACATCATTTATGATTCTGGAAAGATGACAATTGACCTTCCCTTAATGGAGCGTAAAAAGATTCTCCAGGAAACAGTGGTTGAAAATAATTTCATAAGTATATCGAGGTATGTTGAGGAAAATGGTATTGCATTATTTGAGGCGGCAAAGGTACAAAATCTTGAGGGTATTGTAGCGAAGAAAAAGGATAGTAAATATTATTTTGGTAAGCGCACAAAAAACTGGATCAAGTGCAAGGTGATGGCTACAGATGATTGCATTATATGTGGATATATCCGTAAAGCAAATAACATGACTAGTCTTGTTTTGGGACAATTTGATGGCAGCAAATTAGTTTACAAGGGTCATGTGACATTAGGGGTCAGCCTAAGAACTTTAAATGAACATGGTTACAATATAATATCGAAATCTCCCTTTCAATTTGTTCCGCCAGGTAATGAAGATGCCGTGTGGTTAGAGCCGAAACTAGTGTGTATTGTCGAATCAATGCCTACGGACAAAGATTCTTTTAGGCAGCCCGTATTCAAGGGGATAAGGGATGATAAATTACCGCATGAATGTGTGGTTACGAAGTAGATCCGGTATAGGGAACCGGTCTAAGAAATTATTGGGTGAGTGAGTTTTTTTGATAACTAAAAAATAAGCAGCGGACTGATAGTCTTGGCGGACCGTCTGCTGCTCACTTACCTGAGGACAGTATACCATGATAGTCCTTGGGATTCAAGAGGAGGATTATTATGAGTACACAAATGATAAAATCACAGATGAGAGACGCTATTTTGGTAGGTATGGCAGAGTACGTGGATAAGGCAGTATTGCAGATATTGAGTAATCTGATTGAGGAGCAGCTGGTGCGTGTTAATGTTGAGGAGATAACCACGCTGCCGGCAGAGGTAAACAACAGCATAGATGAGCAAAATAAGTACGTGATCCAGCTCTTTTTAATAAAAAAGGAGGAGCTTAAAGAGGAGACGAAATATAACTACCTCAATGCCATCAAAAAGCTGCTGACGCAGATAGACAAGCCGCTGGTCGAGATGACCGACATCGATATTAAACAATACCTCAGATGGTACGAGCGGCGAAACGTGGACAAGACCGGCAAAGTAAATAAGGCAAGCACGATCAATAATGAGCGCCGGTATCTGTCGGCATTTTTTAACTGGATGCGAATCGAGAAGCTCATTTTTGATAACCCCGTGGAATCCGTGGGAAAAAAGCAGGTAAGCAAAAATAATATAGATTACTTTACCCAGGAGGAACTGGAAAAACTGCGTGCAGGATGCCAGACAAAGCGTGACCGGGCCATGATCGAGGTATTACGGAGTACTGGCCTGCGCGTCGGGGAATTCTGCAGCATTAATATTTCGGATGTCGATTTCAAGACAGGCGATGTCTGGATCCAGCGAGAGAAGGGCGGACTCAATACCCCAGCGTATATCGATGAGGCCGCCATGTACTACCTGCGGGAGTATCTGCAGGAGCGTACAGATGATTGCGAGTCGCTGATCGTTGGCAAGCGGGCACCGTATAGTAGGCTTAAGCCATGCGGCGTGAGAGCCGTCCTGAAAGACATTGCGCGTAGGCAGGGTATGTCCTGTAAGGTCTACCCGCATAAGTTCAGGAAGACGCTTGGAATGACCCTCAAAAACAAGGGATACGACCTGGGAGTCATTCAGGAGGTGCTGGGGCACACCAGCCCAGCCACGACAAGCAAGTATTACGCGGAGTCTACGTCTGATACATTGCGCAGCATTAGGAGGCAGGCAGCGTAGCTCACAATAGGCTAAGCCTTTATGTGCTGCGGATCCACTACATAAAAATGGTATGCGATCAGTCCGAAAAGTCGCGCGTTATAAGGGATCTTTGCGAGAAATTCTTCGGAAAGTTTCTCCGAAAAAAGATGTTGCCATGAAAAAAAAATGAGGGCAAAAATCTGGATTTCCAGAAATGCCCTCAAAATCGTGTTATCTAACTAGCACGCAGGAATTATTTTATACATTTTTTGTTTAGTCCTCCCTGAAAACCGCCCCTGCTTTTTAAGGAGGAATTGCACGCGGTTAAAAGTTTTTGTGTCTATTATTGGCTCGTGGTTGCCTTTAAATAACTCTCCGCAGAACGTATTATACCCACAGTAAATAGGCCGTGTCAAGATGACAGATACGCTATACGCTGTAGGAATTTTCCCGCGCTTGCCACGATAACCTTGTTGTCGGCATAATTTTGCAACTTCAGATAGGTTTTTTCGTTCAAGGTATTTTTCAAATACAAATTTAACATATTCTGCTTCCGTGGGATTAATGACAAATGTATCCTTTCCGCTTACATTATATCCTAACACATCAGAGCACGTGCGCTTCCCTTGTTGCGCACGTTCTTGCATTGCAAAAAATACGCGCTCTCCTGTTAGCTCACGTTCCAATTGCGCGAATACTCCGACGATGCCGATCATTGCACGCCCCATCGGTGAGGCGGTGTCAAATGATTCTGTTAGTGATGTCATCCTTACATTATGTTGCTGTAGTAATGACATTGTATTATACAAATCGGATACGCTTCGGGTAAATCGACTGAGGGACCAAAAAAGGACTAAATCAAACTTACCATCTTGTGCATCACGTAATAATTTACGCATTTCTGGGCGATGATTAATATCTTTTCCAGATATCCCGCGATCAGCATATAGATGATAAATTTCATACCCTCTGTTATTGCACCACTTAATCAGAGCCTTTTCCTGTGCATCCAAAGAGTATCCGTCACGTGCTTGATCATATGTACTTACGCGTATATATATTGCGACTCTTAATACTTTATTCTTCATTTTTTCTCCTTCAAATGCCCCAGCATAACACTGGGGCAGTATCAGGCCTGATTATTTTTGCATATGGCGAGCACACAACCGTCCGTGTCCCGCCCCGTGGCCTATAGGTTGTATACTGTAAATATGCTGGATGCTATCGCGCAACCGTTAAGCGCCGGATAACTTCACCGGGGCGTTACTAGGGTTGATGAGTGACCGGCTTAATACGTTCTGTAGACGGGTACGGTCGCGCATTAAGTACTTGTGGTACCGTAAGGACTTATACATGGGTGGATGCCTTACAAGCTTTAAATGCCCCTTATAGAGGGCAATACCGCCGCCGGTATCGGGCCGGCTGGCATTCTCTGCGGCGGTTAATGTTCATCTGCTTCAATCTTTTTATCTGCCGGGCCAATGACTTTTAAGGTAATATTTTCTACAGGGTGGCCACCTACCAGATGTGGCTTTCCATTTTCTGAATTTTGACCTATGCATACGTCATACCCTAAGTTGCAGCTCTTCTTAAAAATCATAGGTTGTCCTGTAATGCACTCACCAACATAAAATCCTTCTGGAAGTTCTATTATATACGGGTCTGAGTATACGTGATCCCAATCATTCCACACTTCTTCGAGACTCCAGAACCATCCGCCGAAAAGATTTGGATTATACCCCTTATATAGAGTAATTGTGTTTTGTATTTTATTATTTATCATAATGTCCTTCTTTCTCCCGGTGTCCTCCGGGTGCTCTGCTGTTTTATTTGTTAATATAAATATACACGATAATAGACGATAATTCAATGTGCAATAGTACACAAAAATAGATGTATTGAAACACCCTTTTATTATGGAAATAGTACAAGAAAATAGACGTTGACGAAATGAAGAAAATCTATTATTATATACATAGGAAAGTAGGTGTTTTAATTGGCTAATTATGGGGAAAACGGATATATAGATTTTGCGAAATTATGGATTGTTATGAAGAAAAAAGAACTTAATAAACAGTGGCTTAAGAATAATGGCCTGCATTCAAATACTGTCGCAAAGCTGACTAAAAATGAAAATGTAACGTGTGAGGTTATATGTAATTTGTGCAGGTTGCTGAATTGTCAGCCGGGTGATATTATGGAGTACAAAAATAAGTGATAGTGCACGATAATAGAGTGTTGACAAATACACGATAATAGACTATAATAATATTAACAGGCAAGGCAAGTGCCTGAAAGAATGGAGGCAATGAAATGTTAGATCGTAAAGACTTAGAAGCAATTGCAAAATTAATTGATGCACGGGCGGAACAGACTGAAAGCCTATTGCTAGATGAAATTGGAAGAACCCAAACATATCTAGAGAAGCAGATCACGGAAGTCAAGAAAAATATGGAAGAGTTAAGTCAGTACTACCGTATCACAAAACTCGAAAGTGATAATACAACTCTATTGCTCAAGATGATTGATCAGCTCAATAGAAGAGTTGAGGAGCTGGAGAAGAGAACAGCATAGCACCATAAACTTGGGGCCGGACTTGCCACCGGCTCTATAATATAAAATCAAGGGGTTGACAAGCCCCATGATCTAATGATATCGTAATAGATAATATAGTAGTCCTCTTGTGAGGTGGATTGAAATCTTGGTAGCTCTAGGAGCCGTGACCCGTTGCATAACGTAATTGCAGCAGGTGGCGGCTTTTTTTATTTGATTTTGGAGGGTTTGAGAATGAGCTGTAAATTTTGGAGATGCTTAAAATTGGACGATGATAGGATATGCGAGGATCTGGATACAGAGTGTATTGGTGATTTATGTGATGAGTATAAGCAATGCAGTACATGTAATAAGCAAGATGAAGAAGATTGCCCAGAATACTAGAATAAACTGAATCAGAAAGAGTGGTGAGAATACATGTCTAAAATTACTGAAAGAGCAGTGGAAGAAGAGAATACTGTAGAGGTATATGAGTCTGATATTGATCTATATCTCCATCTGTACGAAGAAGAGAAGAAGGTGAAATGCTATGATATCAATCAGATGAGGTGGAATAGTGTATTGATGTACATATATAGACATGTATTTAAGCCACTTAATAATCCAAGTAATATCAGACATAGGAGTAACAGTACTATTAATTACAATGATCCTGATATGATTAACAGTATATGTGACCATTATATTAATCTATGTTATGAGTATGGTAAGGAGATATCTATAGCAGGGTTTTCTAAGCTTACTGGGATAGATGAGTCTACTATTTATGCATGGGCTAATAGTGAGACTAGGAGTTATATATATTATGACCTACAAGGTGATGTAATACCTGATATAGCCTACTGGAAGATGATGCATCAGGGCGAGGAATATAGGCAGAAACTCAGCTCTGCGCACTCCGATATTTACAAAAAGTTGAGCAATGAGCGGGAAACGTGTTTAACCGCGATGACATTGCAGGGCAATATTGGGGCGCTTGCGAAAGGAAAGATAGAAAAAGGCTGGGTGGAAGGTTCCTTGGTGCTACATAGAGAGCAGGACGGCAATGCAACAAGGACGGCGGAACAGATCGCGTCAGATTACCAGGAGCCCAAACAGCTTCCAGATAAGGATTTTTGACATACAATTCATAAACATTGTATGCAATTGTCAGATAATACTAGGGATGAATCTATATGTTGTATTCAAGCAATTGACAACACAATATGTAGTATACTATCTGTATAACAAATAGTTATTTGTCGTATAGATCAAAAATCTTTTGATGCGTTTTAGGGACTACGGTTAATGGGGGTGGGGGTCTGGTGGAAACGCCCCCCGGGGCACCTGCTCGGTCCCCCAAGCAAATTTTAAATAAAAAAGGCATAGAACTGATAGGAGATGTGACATGGGTCCTGATGAGAAAGAGATTGAGTATGGGATAGTCGGAGGAGATGGAGAGTTTCACGCGTTAGAAAGGATTGGTCAGTATGATGCAATTGAATTCGATTATGCCAATGATTTATTCAATAAGCAGGATAGTGAAATTACTTTTCGTTTAAGTCCGAAAGATGGACTTAGCAAAGGGGATTTGTATCTTTTTCTAGTATATGGTTTTGATATTGAAAAACTGAAACAAAACAATTGGAGAAGGCTTCATGGCCTGCCGATGAAAAGGAGAATGCGAAGATGAAAAATGAAAATTTAAAACAGGCAGCAAAAGCATTTCTGGCGCTGATTATAACAGTTGCCGGGATTGCGGCAGCCGCATACTTTGGCTTGTGGGTGATGTTTATTAAGGCCATACTGACCGCATGCATTGCATTTGATGCCGGAGCGCTTACAGGAATGCTTATTGGATGGACGATCATAAAATGCATGCTTGCATCAACAGTAGCATATCTGATTATTTCAGCCACTAAAGCAATTGTTTCAAGGTTGTGCAAGTAGATTTAGACTCGAAGGCAAAGTGGAAGAGGTCTGAAAGAGCGGTATACATAGTATAACTGCGGAGGCAAGCGAAAGCGACAGTAAGGAAGCAGACCATGGGAGGGTGAACTGTGTGGGACTATTCCCTCTTGACGACGGGAAAGACCGTATATGAATTCATATCTGCGGAGTAATCTGCACGCCGTGTACTTGCCGGTTCGGGAGGCGTAATAATAAAAACCGGATAGTGGAACGCAAGCCACGATAAATATTATTGCTAACCGTCGGATGGCGGTTATGGGAAAGTAGCTCAACTGGCAGAGCAGCGGTGCGCACCATAAAACAGGGAGAGCAAGATTTTGGTTCGAATCCAAACTTTTCCAAGATGCCGGGTCGCGCCCGGATGATGTGAGAGTAAGCAGAACACCTCACAGAGAAAGACAATGATCGCTGAAAACTGATTGTAGGAAGTTTAGGTATGCCTACGGTATGCTCGAAAACCTTTAATGTCATATACGGACGCGGTATATGCACAAGCGTGATAATCTAAGCGGTAACTGCGTATTGGCACATAATTCAGTGGTAGAAACGGGAACCGTGCAAGGAATCGTAGCTCAGTAGGAAGAGCGTTCGGCTGTTAACCGAAATGTCATAGGTTCAAGTCCTATCGATTCCGTTATGACGAATAAGGAGGTTTTGCAATGTTCGAATGTAGAGAAAAGGCAATAGAAAACCTGGTGGCAGAAAACAATGAATTGAGGGAGCATATTAAGTGTCTGCAATCCGAATTAGAGGAAATTCAGCGCGTGAAGGTTGATTTACCTGTGAAGCCTATTGAAGTGGCAGCTATGCTCATCAGATCTACAGTAACATGTAAAGCAAATCCATTTCAAAAGGCATTTAATGAGGGGTGCCCGGATGAATACGAGGCAGACAGGTATTCAGAAGAGAACTTACGCCAGATTGCGGAGCATTTGCTGGTGTATTGCAATCATACGGAGGCCGAGTAGATATGGCAGAAGGATTTGATTTAGAATTACAGGATTACTGTTCGCATTGTGGAGATTTTGATCCTGATGTTGAGAAGATAGAAGTTTCTAGTTTCGGAGATAGAGCACATTCATATACAACCACAATCAAATGCGAGAATGCATATAAGTGTGCAAGAATTTATGAAAATATGAGAGAATATTATGAATCCAGTAAATTTTTCAGAACAGAATAGTATATTTGTAGCAGATGGATGCGGTGATCTTCCGGCATGTAAGCAGTATAATGAGCAGTTTCAGACAGATGAAGTGGTTTCATGCTGGGAGTTCTCGGATGATGAGATTATACAGATTTTGAAAGAAGTGAAATCCGGCAAACGTCCAAATATTTTCTTATCAGTGGTGGGCGGTCAGCCGCGGGTGTCATTGTTTATGAGGAGTGAAGAAGATGTTTGATTTAGAAAAAGCGCGTCAGAAAGGAATTAGTGAAGAGCAAATTGATATAATGCGTCAGATTAATGAAAATAATGCAAAAGAGGAATCTTGTAGTAGACATGATTTTGAACGAGATAAAATAAATAGAATCCCAAAGTATTGCTGCAAAAATTGTGGTTGTATTGAAGATGTTTCATTTGTGAAAGGATATATGAGAGGTTTAGAACATGGCAATGAGCTAAAAGTATAGAGCATGCCACTAGAAAATATCATTTGTTGAATTTGCAGAGAAAGTATCGCGGTTCCGCTATTACTGACAGAGGGAATAACGACAAAAATAAATAGAGTGCCACTGAGCGCCATTCAAAGGATGGTGCAATGTGGCAGTTTCAGACAAAAATAGACAAATAATCGAAGCAATAAAGTATTCTGACCTGACTCAATACAATCATCTTCGTGATCTCTTAGATATGGCTATACTGGTATATCAGGAAGATGAGACGGATTTGGATTACTGTTTGAAGATAACGAAATACATAAAAGAGTTAATTCCAAATCTTCCCCCCACACAGGAACTAAATAATTTATATTGGAGAGCCATTTTATTTGAGGCACCTAATATATTTGAATCTTTTCTTTTGTACATGGAGCGTAACAGGAAGCCTAAGAAGAGATTTTACTTTCCAAGAAGGCGAACACTCAAAATCGTAGTAGATGATTTACAGGATTTGGAAGATGGTAAACTAGATTTTCTTGGAATCAGTCTCCCGCCACGAGTAGGGAAAAGTACGTTATGTATTTTCTTCTTGGCATGGATTATTGGTCGGCATCCAGAAAGCCATAATGCTATGTCAGGCCATTCAGGAGTACTGGCAGATAGATTTTATAATGATGTAATTAAACTCACGCTAAATGAAGAGTATACTTTTTCAGAAATATTTCCGAACGTTTCGCTATGTGGGAAATCAGCAGAGAAGAATGAATTAAGATATAGTGAGCTTGAAGCATTTGCAACACTTACTTGTCGTGGTATTGATGGTACATGGACCGGTGCTGTTGATATATCTTCTGATGGATATTTGTATGTGGATGATATGATTCGTGACAGAACTGAGTCATTAAGTCCTATCAGATTGGAGAACCGGTATCAGGATTATTTGAATGTACTGGTTGACCGAAAAAATGATGGAGCCAAAGAATTAATGGTAGGGACTCGGTGGAATGTGCTTGATCCGCTCGGAAGAGTAGAAAAGGATAATAAAGACAATCCACGTTATAGATTCAGAAAAATCCCAGCGTTAAATGAGCATAATGAATCCAACTTTCAGTATGATTTTGGATTAGGATTCTCTACCAGATATTATCTGGATATGAAAAACCGACTTGATAAAAATGAGTGGATGGCAAAATATATGCAGAATCCATTTGTGAGGGAAGGATTGCTATTCCCTGAAGATGAGTTGAATTATTATAATGGTGTTCTTCCTGACGGTGATTGTATTACCGCTGCGGCCTGTGATGTTGCGTGGGGTGGTGGCGATAGTTTATCAATGCCGTTTGGAAAAGTATTTGGAAGTAGAGAAGATGGCCCAGTATATATACCAGATTGGATATTCAATAAAGGCGATAAATATATTACTAAACCATTAGTCATAGCCAAAACGATGCAACATAAACCAAATATGGAGAGATTCGAAGCTAATAATGGTGGGGATGAATATGCGGAAGATATTGACCGTTTGCTTCAGCTACAAGGATTCAAAACAAATATTACATGGGCGAAGGCAAGTAATCAGTTGGGTAAAATGGCAAAAATCATTCAGTACGCCCCGGATATTAAGCGTAGATTCTATTTTTTGAAGCCAGAATTACAGAGTGAAGAGTATAAAAAAGCAATGGAAGAATTATGCATGATAGTGCAAATTGGCAGGAATGAGCATGAAGATAGTGCTGATGGATTAGTACAGCTTCTGCAATTAATATCTGGAGAATCATATGCAAAATGTGAGGCAGTAAAAAGACCATGTTAATGGAGGCATGTATGATAATTACAAGAAAAGATGTCATAAACTATCATCTATTGGAACCGGCAATTGAAAAAAATAAAAAGAAACTTGAGCGGTATAAAGACAGGGAACCTGGTGTAACGGCAGGAAAGGTTAAAGGTTCTTCCCGGGGATTCCCGTATGTACAATGCAATTTTACTGTTTGTGGAGCTGAATCTGAAGAATATAAGCGATGGGAAGAATGGGATGTTAAGTGCAGATATCTTGAAATAAGCATTAAACAGGATATTGAGAGAATGCAGGAACTGAAATTAGCAATTGATGAGTTGATTTCTGGAATAACAGACATTGAGGATAAGATGATCTTTGAATACACCGTTGAGGGTAAGAGCCAGCAGTGGATTGCAAATAAAATCGGAATGGATCAATCAAATGTGTCATTAAGGATAAAAAAGTATTTAAAATAGCAAAGTCTCATAAATTTCATAATTATATATGGTATTATTAGAATGTAAAAAGAGTGTTGAAGATAAAAGTTAATAAAAATCCCCCATAAAGCATTGGCTGATAAAATTTGCCGATGCTTTTTTGTTGTATGAAAGTTGGTGAAATAGTGGATATAGGTAGCATTATTTATCATAAAAATAGAAAATCGTTTGTAGATGTCTGCCATGGCCGGTTTGGGAGAAAAGTAATCTATACCAACTCGAAAACGATTTCAAAATCCAATGTTTTAGAAATATTATCTAAATCACTTTCTATCCATAATCAGAATAGACGGGAGATTGACTATTTATATCACTATACAAACGGAGATCAGCCTATATTGTATCGGGCCAAGGATGTGCGGCCAGATATAAAGAATAATATAGTTGAAAACCATGCTCTTGAAATCATGCGATTTATGACAGCTCAAATGTATGGTGAGCCTATTCAGTACGTATCAGTTAATAATGACGAAGAAAAAACAAAGGAAATTGATGCGTTAAACAATATTATGAAAGTTCTTGATAAGGCCAGTGACGATGTTCTTTTAGGAGACTGGCAGAGTACTGCAGGAACAGCGTATCGTGAAGTTTGGTCGAAATTAAGGCGTGAAGTTGATCCAGGAGAACCACTGATGGGTATTGATGTATCAGACCCGCGTTCCAATTTCATTATCTACTCATCAACCCATGGACATAGGAAAATGATGTCGGTTTCTATTTGTGAAGACGAAAAAGGCGAGTCTTATTATTTATGCACCACCGATAACCATGTATATGAAATAAAAGGTGAAAACGTAGAAGAAACAATCAACGGGTATGGGAGAGTACTTCTTACAGAATACCCTAATAATCATAGGCGATTATCAGATATTGAAATTGTCATTACCATGCTTGATGGAATAAACAAGATCCAATCAAACCGTATAGATGGTATTGAACAGTTCGTACAGGCGTTTATGAAATTTGTTAATTGTGAGATAGATGAAGATACCTTTTTAAAAATGTGTAAATTAGGTGCATTGAAAGTAAAAACGGTAAATCCGTCATTTCCAGCAGATGTCGGTATGATATCTGAACAACTAGATCAGCAGCAGACTCAAACTGCGAAAGATGACTTGTATAAAAATGCCCTTATTATTGAGGGGATGCCAAACAGAGAGCAAAATACTGGAGGAGACACAGGGCAGGCGGTATATTTAAGAAATGGGTGGGACTTCGCAGAACAGAGGGCCAAAATAGATGAACCACTTACAATTAAGTCAGAAAAGGACTTCCTGCGTAATGTATTGCTCATATTGAAAAGAAAGCAACAGATATCGAAAGAGTTAACTATTGCTGATATAGATGTAAAAATCACCAGGAATAAGACAGATAACATGCTGGTTAAAGCACAGGCACTTCTTTATTTGCTCGAAAAAGGAATTCATCCCAAAATTGCAATTAAAACATGTGATCTTTGGGGGGATCCGGAAAAGGTTTATGTGCAATCTAAAGAATATTTAGATGTATTGTACAAGACAGCCGCAGAGAAGCAGATAGAATATGAAAAGGAGAAACAGTCAACATTAGAATTGGCAAAATTAACAAAAGGAGGTGTTGAAAACAGTGGAAATAAGGTGTAAGAATTGTGGAAAACTCCTTGGTGATTTTGAAGGTAAAGGAACTGTCAAGTGTACTCGTACAGAATGCGGTGGAATGAATATTTTCGAAACATCCACTGGAAAACATGAATTTATACCTAAAAGAAAGCCAAGTTATTTGAAAAATAGGGCGACATCAAGTGGAGTAACATTCAACAGATGATGCTCTTTTATTTTTGCAGGCCTGAGCGTAAGAAGGCAGAAACTATGCGGAGCGTCCCGCGTTAAAAAAGTGTATGTTTCAGAAAGGGAGAGATGAAAAAATGACACGTGAACAAGTAAAAGAACAGTTTCCGGATGCAACTGAAGAACAGATAACAGCCATATTGAATATAAATGGCACGGATTTAACAGCAGCAAAGAAGAATAATGTTGATCCTAAAGAATTAAAACGGTTGCAGGAAAGAGATGTTGCATATCAAAAGTTGCTTGATGCAGATTTGACAGATGCGGAAAAAATCCAGAAAGCATTAAAAGAGGCAGATGATACTAAGGCTGAATATGCTAAAAAGACAAATCGTTTAGATGTGGAAAAAATACTGATTTCTGCGGGGCTTGAAGAGGATGATTATTCGGGGCTGATTGACGGAATTGTCTCAGAAGATGCTGAAAAGTCAAAATCTATGGCAACGTCACTGGCAAATATGCTTAATAAGCAGAAGGAAGCAACTGAGCAAAAGGTAAAAGAAGAATTAATGGATAAGACTAAGACGCCTGGCGGATCTGGAGGTTCCGGTGACGAAGGAGAGAAGACGGATGCTGAAATATTCGCAGAAGCGATGGTAAAAGAGAGCGCATCTGGTGCAAAGGGAGCGGAAGACATTATTGGAGCTTATAAATAAGGAGGTAAAGAGGTTATGGCAATTCAGGCTATGAGTGTTACAGAAACTAAAATTGCAGATGAAGTGCAGATTCTAAAAAGACCGGGATTCGAAGCAATCCCAATCACGTTGGACTCTACAGCGTTTACAGATGGTGTCTGCAGGGCAGGAGCACCGATTGGTGCCGGTGGAGTTATCAAAAATGATAAAAACTGTATCGGAATCCTAAAAGAGGATGTCCTTCAGAGCAGACCACAGGGAACTATTTTAAAGAAAGCATACGTCAGAAATGACGTAATTACATCACACTATGGAACAGCAATTGCTGATACAGCAAAGGCGGCGCTTCCGATGATTGTGTTTGAATAAGGAGGTAAAAGGACAATGATTAAGATTAACGATGTTTACGATTCGGCTGCAATTGCTGTATATGTAAAGAATGAAAAAAGTAATGCTATTCCTTATCTTGGTACGGCATTTTGGCCGAATGAAAGAAAAGCGTCCATTGATTTGAAATGGATTAAGACGGCAAATGGACTGCCAGTATCTCTTGCGCCGAGCAACTTTGATGCGAAAGCTACGATTCGTGCGAGGAAAGGATTCAAGTTCACAAAAGAGGAAATGGCTTTCTTCCGTGAAAGTATGGTAATTTCCGAGCATGATCGGATTGAACTTGCAAAATTGAACGATTGCACGTCTCCATTCGTAAAGGATGTGGTTGCAAATATCTTTAATGATACTAAGAATCTTGTTGATGGTGCAGATGTTGTTCCGGAGCGCATGAGAATGCAGCTTTTATTCCCGGAGACGGGCGGACCGTCTATTTACATCTCATCTGATGGAGTCACATATCAGTATAACTATGATGTGGACGGAAACTGGGCGAAAAACAACAGGAAAACTTTAACAGGACCAAAACTGTGGGCAAATAGAAAGACAGCACAGCCACTTGAGGATATACGGCAGATTGTCGAAAATGCGGAAGAGCCGATTAAGTATCTAGTGATGTCTCAGGCTGAACTTAACCTGTTTATGGCATGCGATTCAGTGAAAGAGGCATTGCTTGCGCAGAATACAACGGCGCATGTGATGATGACGGCCACTGTAGCGAAACAACTGATTTCAAATACGTTCCCTGGGATTGAGGTTATAGTATACAAGAAGAAATTTAAGGACGAGTCTGGTGCGACAAAAGCGTTTGTTCCTGATGGATTCATTGCATTTGTACCAGAGGGGAAACTTGGAAATACTTGGTTCGGTATGACTCCTGAAGAGCTCGCAAAGATGGAAGCGCAGGATGTGGATGTTACAATTCTCCCATCTGGGGTTGCAGTGGTTGTTATGACTACATACGATTCAACCATGCAGACAACTACTGTTGTTTCAGAGACACTGCTTCCTTCTTACGAAAGAATGGATTCTGTGTATCTGCTGTCTACGGGAACAATTGATGATGGTGGTATAGGCGAATTAGAGGAACTAACTGTAACAAGTGCGGCTGGAACGGATTCCGGTGATACGAAGATTACGGTATCCCCGGCATTAGAAAGCGGACATTCCTATAAGTATAAAGTAGGAACGGATGTGAGTGTTCCGGAATACGGTGCGTTTGTGAAGAACTACACTGCATGGGATGGTACTGCTGACATTACTGCGACTACCGGAAAGAAGATTTGCGTTATCGAGTGTGATTCGGATTATCTGGCAGTGAAAGCGGGAACCGCTACAGTTTCAGCAAAAGAATAAAGAAGGTGATTGAGGATGGAGAAAAAATTAATTAATGAAATAATTACAGATTTGACAGATGAATTGTCGAAAGATAAAGATTTTGATGAAGATGCTTTATCCTCAAAGGTCAAGAACGCTGTTCGAGAAATCCGTAGGGACCGGAATTATCCGGTATCCTACGGAGAAGAGCAGATTATGAATGATTTAAATAATTATTATTCCAATATACGTGAACTTGCTTTGTACGATTATAATCAGATTGGTGCAGAAGGACAGCTTGCTCATTCAGAAAATGGGACTAGCCGGACATGGAAAAACCGCATAGATTGTAAAAATGGTGTGGTAGCGTTTTGCAGATAGCTGGTGTTCTAACAATTCCCTTTCCTCAGGTTTGAACGGTATTGACTAATCAATGAAAGCATTGATAGAAGATTGTGCGTGGAGAAGTCCGCAGGGCGACACTCATTAGGCGGTGGTGGGCAGAGTGATTAAGGCATAGATGCGATTTGGAGGGTATGAGATTATGCGTTCATTGAAAAAAAATAAGAGTACTCTTTACTATGCTTTATATAATGAAAAGAAAGAAATAGTTGACGAAAATGGAGATTTTACCGGGGAATACATTGTTGGTTATAGTGCCCCGGAATTTTTTAAAGCTAATTTATCTGCAGGGAAAGGATCTGCACAGGCAGATATATTCGGAGTAAATGTTGATTTTACCAGAACAATATCAACAACAGATCTGTCACTACCTATAACGGAAACATCGTTAGTCTGGTATGAAACTGAACCTAAATTATTAAAAGATGGAACGGCAGATCCTGATAGTGCGGATTATAAAGTTGCAGCTCCGCCGGCGGCGGGATTGAATGAATTAGTAATTGCATTAAAAGCGAGGGCAAAGAATGTCTAAGAAATTCAGAACGGGTTTGTCTGGCAGCGGATTCCGAAGGATATCCAGAGAAATCCACCAGTATAGAAATGATCTGACAGTTAAGTGCTATGATTTTGCTGAAAGAATGGCAGAAGAGGGCGTATCACTGGCAAAATTGAAGGTATCCGGATATGATGCAATTGAAACAGGAGAGTTACTCAACAGTTTAAATATGGAACCGGGAGACGTTGCCTCAAATGGCGCGTCTTTTGTTATTTATACCGGTTGTGAATGGGCACCTTTCGTAGAGTTTGGCGTTGGGATTGTAGGAAGTGAAAATCCTCATCCAGATACAGGACTAGCAAACTGGAAATATGACGTTAACAACCATGGAGAATCTGGATGGTTTTATTATAAAGACGGAGTGTGGCATTGGACAAAAGGTATGATTTCTCGTCCATTTATGTATGAAACCGGGCAGGAGTTAGCAGATAAGGTTGTTAAAATTGCACGTGAGGTATTTGGTAATGATTGACGTATCGAATAGAGTTCTTTCTAACATAAAGCAAACAATTTCTGCATCCTGCAAGAATGTTGTGAATGATAGTTCAGTAACTCCGGCAGGATTTCCGGCGGTGTCAGTAGAGCAGATTGATAATCCGGATGTGGCAGTGGATTTGGAAAACAGTGAGAATGCAGTGAGGTCCATAATTGAGATTAGATCATATTCTAACAAATCATTGTTTGAAAGCAAATCACTTATAAATAAATGCAGTGATGCAATGAGACTTATGGGGTATGAAAGAGATTATGGTCCGAAGAAAGTAGACAATGTGAGTGATAAGAATATCTTCCGCATGGTGGCAAGATTCAAAAGAATTGTGTCGTCTGTGGAGGATATAGATAAATTTGATAATTAAATGATTTCGAGCGCTATTGAGCGCCTTTTTTTATTGGAGGTAGTGTAAATGGCAGGTGGAAGAAGTACCATTAATACAGTATTAAAATGTGGTGATGCAAAAGAAAGTCTTGCGAAGTTATGTAAAATCAAGACATATCCACAGTTAGGTGGAGAACCGGAGCAGCTTGAGACAACTGATATGGAAGATACCATGCAGACATTTGTGCCGGGTGTTCAGCAGGTCGAATCCATGCAGTTTACAGCAAACTATGAAAAGAACACCTATGAAGCAGTAAAAGCGGCAGCTGATAAGGAAAAGTTCTATCAGTTAGAATTTGGTGAGGCAGGTGTTGATGGAATATTCAGCTGGAAGGGGCAGCATAGCGTATTTGTGAATGAAGGTGAAGTAAATGGCGTACGTGAGATGACGATCACTATTACACCATCCACTGTTATTTCACCTAATGCAGTAGAGTAGAAGATTTTAGGAGTGGGATAACCGCTCCTATTTTTTGTGAAGAGGAGAGCACATAGATGGATATTAAAATAAATAACAAGAAATATAGAGTCCCGGAATTAGTATTTGAGCATTTTACGAAGATGGAAGAGCAGGGATTCTCTGTTACGGAGGCTTTTGAAAAAAAACAGTACATGCTGATTGCCATGGGATTTGTTTGTGTAATTACAGGGCTTGACAGGGAAGAAGCAGAAGAATTAATTACGCAGCATGTGTACGGCGGGGGAAATTTAATTGATATTGTTAATACCTTCTCGGAGGCAGCTGGTGAGTCGGATTTTTTCCGAAAGATGCTGAATATTCAGCAGACGGAGGAAACACGGAAAGTATCAATGGAGGAAAAGGTTCCGGCGGAAAAAGAAACAAAGTAAAAAGCTACACGGATTGCATATATGAAGTATGGCTTCCAGCAGCAATAAGATATGGGATCCCATATGAAGCTTTCTGGAGGATGAACCCAAAACGCTTAAAGCCTTTTCAAGACGATTATAACCAAAAGATGCAGGCTGAGGCTGATAAAATGGATTATTCCTGTTGGTTAATGGGGCAATATATGGTCTGTGCAATCCAAAAAGCATTAGATCCAAAAAAAGCGAAATATCCAAATCAGCCATTTGGAATGCGGTCTTTTGATGAAGATGAAGATAGCGATATTTCGGCAATTAGATTCGGTGAATTTGTAGATGCTTTTAATAAAGCATTTGAGAAAAAGTAGAGTGCCATGAGCGCCATGATGAAAGGTGGTGGCGTAAGTGGGAAATGAGATCGATAGGCTGGAAATTGTCGTTGAGGCTGAGGCCAGTAAAGCGAATCGTAATCTGGCCAAAATGGAGAAACGCATAACCAATATTGCAAACGCCTTGGATAAACTTGGCGCATTATCCGGTGCTTTGGGCAATGTTGGAAATGTTGACTTTGGAGAATATGAAAAAGCATCTAAAAACATAGATGAACTACTTGGAAAATCCAAGAAATCCCACAATACGGATGCTACACCTAGGATTAATAAAGCAGATATTAAATATGCAGCTAAGACCGCTGAAGAGCTTCAAAAGAAATTTAAAGATGTTGGAAAAAACATTGACTTCTCAGGGATGAATAGCACTGAATTGCGGAAGCAGATAAAGTCGATGGAATCTGCGCTTGATAGAATGTATGGTAACCAGGAGAAAAGACAGGCCATTGAAGGTGAGAAAATTCCGGGTAAGTCTTGGGTGAGTCAACAATATGATATTGCCAAAGTAAGCAATCAGTTGGAGATAGCTCGAGAAGCATTGAAAAAATATAATTCCGAAGCGGCAAAGATGAATAAATTTACTATTGATAGGAATAATTTCGTTTCGTCGCTGGAAGATGTGCCAAAAGTTTCGAAGATAAACCCCAGCTCCATGAATTATGACCCAGATGCTATGAGAATGGTATTTGGCGAAGGCTCTGAAGAAATTCGTAATTTTAACGATTTAATGAGGAGATTTGGAGGGACTGCACAATCAGCAGGTAATGCTATTAATGATTTCGAAGGATCAATGGACTCTGCAAAAATTAATACATATGAGGCGCAGATAAAGCGTCTCAAAAACGAACTTGCGGATTTGGCAAATCAAGGTTATACACAGCATGATCCTGAATATGATGCTATTGCACGGGAATTACAGGAAGTAACATATGCGAAAAGGAATTATGAGAAGGAATTAAGATCGTCTATTAAAGCTGAAAATGATTCAAATGCATCAACCAAAAATACTGCAGTAGGTTTAAAAACTTTAAAAGGAGTTTTGGCTAATGTTTCGAAAATCTTTTCAACTATAGGAAATGGGGCTAAAAAAGCGGCGAAAGGCATTAAATTTTTTGTAAACGGTTGCAGGACCTTGATTAAAGGTCTGGCGGCTCCCATTGCAACTCTTAAAAAGTTTAAGAATGCATTGCTTGGCGTACAAAAGCAGTCAGGGAGAAAATTTGGCGTTCCTCAGATGATAGGAATGTCAATTTTGTATTCCACTGTATTTGGCATGATCTCTGGGATCAAACAGGCCATAGCAGATGGAACAAATAATTTAGTGCAATACAGTAGTGAATATAATAAAAGTATTTCTTCTATTGTGTCAGCACTTTTGTATTTGAAAAATGCATGGGCTGCGGCGTTTGCACCGATTGTTAATGTAGTGGGTCCTTATATTCAATCTTTCATTAATATGATTGCCTCGGCTTTAAATGCTGTAGGTAAGTTCATGGCAGCATTGACAGGAAAAGGGTTTGTTGTTCAGGCCAAAAAGGTGTTACAGGATTATGGTGCATCTCTGGATAAAACCTCCGGTGGTCTCGATGATGCAAATAAATCAGCCAAAGAGTTGCAGCGGACTATTTTGGGATTTGATGAATTGAATGTATTAAATGCCCCTAACAATGACTCGGGAAACAGTGGTTCTGGCGGAGGAGACGGAATTGAGTTATCTCCAAGCGATATGTTCGAAACAGTTCCGGTTACCGGTGCAGTAGCTGATTTTGCAAAAAGATTAAGAGAAGCGTTCCTGAAAGAAGATTGGGAAGGTTTGGGCGATCTTATAGCAGAAGGACTTAATAAAGGATTGCGGAAGATTTATGATGCGATAAATTGGAACAATGTTGGGTCTCAAATTACAAAATTTGCAGATGGTTTCACACGGACTTTTAATAGAGTTATTGAGAACCGCGGCCTGTGGGATACGCTTGGAAGGACTATAGGAACAGGCATAAATACTGCTGTAAAAACAGCAAATTTATTTATTGGGGATGGCGGTATCAATTTCAAAGCAATTGGAACCGGTATTTCAACAGGGCTACGTGGCGCCATAAATGAAATACCATGGACTGAACTTGGTAATCTTTTGGGAAATTGGTTCATGGTTCCATGGAAGATATTGAATGGTTTTGTTACCGATATGTCCAGGAAAAATGATTTAGGGTTGACCGGATGGGCAGAACTAGGAAAAGGACTCGGAAGAGCCTTAAAAGGAGTATTTGAGAAGATAGACTTTGATACTATAGCCGATACGTTTGTAAAAGGGTTTAATGGAATATTTGAGGTACTGAAGAACTTTAATGCAGAAAAACCATTTGAAGGTTTAGGAAAAAAGATTTCAGATGGCTTAAACAAGATTATTAGAGGGATAGATCCAGGTGAAGCCGGAAAAGCAATTAGCGATTTTGTAACGGGTGTTCTTGGAGTACTCGTTGATGTAGCAGAACAAACTGATTGGGAAATGTTCGGTAGGAAGTTGGGAGAGCTTCTGTCAAATATTGATTGGAAAACTATTTTAGGACAAGTATTTACAATTATTTCTGAGGTTTTAGGGGGACTTATAGAAGGTCTTTCTCAGACAACGGGAGGCAAAGTTGCACTTTTTATGGCAGGATTAGCTGTTGCATTTAAAGGGGCATCAGTACTGGCTTCCATAGGCGAGTTTGTCGGTAAGGTGAAAACTGGCTATGGAGCATTGGGCAGTATTTTTGGAAAAACCGCCTCTTCTGCTGCAAGTTCAGCATCTGGCGTGGGAGCTGCAGCAAGTACTGCTGGTGGTTCGATAGATCTTTTTGGCGGGAAGATTACTGGTTTAGGTGGGAAATTTCTAACGTCTGTAGCTTTTACGGAAGCGTTTAGGATGGGAATACAAACGCTTAATGATACAGCAAAGTCATCGGATTATACCGCGCTATTAAATTCTTTAAGTCTGTTGAAAGAAGAAGGATCAATCACAAATGATCAATTCAACGATTTGTATAAGACTTTGTCTAATGCCGAATTACAAAGAGTACCATTTACTGATGCGATGGTATATGTTCGAGATGAATTGGATAAGGCAGGTGTATCTTCAGAAGATTTTGAAGCTAAGTTGTCACAATCTTTAGACAAGTTAGGAACAGAAGCACCGAAAAAAGCTAAAATAATCGGCACAGGTATCGGGGATGGTACAAAGGAAGGACTTGAGCAGAGTCGCTCGAAAGTCGAGAATGCAACATTGGGTTTAGTGGATAAAATAAAAAAGGCATTTACTGGGGAATTGGAAATGCATTCTCCATCAAAAGTATTTTTTTCTTATGGTGTAAATACAGTTGCAGGATTTAATGACGGATTTACGAGCAAAAGCTCAAGTGCAGAACAAAATGTTCGTTCATTGGGTGAAAACATCAAAAAGTCGATGAGTGGAACATTGAAAGGGCTATCCGAAGATACGAGTGAGGCAATCTCAGGAATACGTGACAAGTTCAGGCAAGCGGAGGGGAACGCTTCGTCGAGTGCGTCCAGTATCCTCAGGTCTTTCTCAAACCTACATATACCGCTACCTCATTTAAGTGTATCTTTTAGTAGCCTCAAAGTCGGAAATACCAGCATTCCAATACCGAGTTTCAGGGTGAATTGGTATGCGAAGGGAGGATTCCCAAATACAGGAGAACTATTTGTGGCGAATGAAAAAGGCCCCGAAATGCTCGGTAAGATGGGAAACAAAAATACTGTTGCAAATAACAGACAGATTACAGACGGTATTGCTGCAGCAGTTGGACCCGCTGTGTATAATGCTGTGACAAGTGCGTTATCATCATCTGGAAACGGACAGGGGGGTGACTTGTATTTAACATTGGAAATAGGTGGAGAGAAGTTAGTTAAGAAAATCGTAAAAGATTATAACAATATGAAACAATCTGACCCTAAATTTGGCTTCATATCATAAATAATTTTGGAATCAAACATTTTTACCTACTCAGAAAAAAAGATGTTATAATAGTTTATATTGAGAAGGAGGAAATGTTTATGTTAATGTTTTTAGTTTGGATATGTAGGATAACAGCAGTAACATTTTTGGGATTTTTGATTTATTTAATTGTATGTTTGATAAAGAAAAAAGGGAAAAAGATTCCTGTTGTTGGGGTAACCCTTTCCTTGGTATTGTTTATAACATGTGCAATATCACAAAGTAGATTTCATGTAGAAAGAATTGAGCGTTCGTTAGATTTCTTAGGAAATGCACATTGTTATGAGATTCAGTTGGATAATAGAAAAAAAGCACTTCAAATATGGAATTCTATAGAAGTAAATAAGAGTGACTCAATTTCGGACTCTTGGAATAAAGCAAAGGAGGTCGGAATCCTTATAGGAACGCTTAGTAATGAAAACTGGTTTGATTATGACTATGTATACTATGACACATGGGGAGAAGAGGTTGGAAGAATTGTAACGGTTGTAACTGATATGAGTGATCTATCTGTAACTACAAAAGAATGGATTGATTAAATATAAGAGTGGAGAATATTTCCACTCTTAATATTATGGGAGCATGTTTACAATGAAAGATTATTTTACGAAAAGGGATTGGACTTGTGAAGTCCGAATTGATATCCATGGAACTTCTTTCAAGTTATTTTGAAGGAAATCTGGTTATGATAAAATAGTACTTGACTTATGACTAGACATATATTATATTATGACTAGGCGTAAATAAGCGAGGTGATGAATATGTCGCCAAGAACTGGAAGACCTATTGTAGGAGTAGAGCCAAAGAATAAGCAAATAGCATTAAGAGCAACTGAGACAACTGTAAAAAAGTTTCAGGAATGTTCAGATATTACTGGAAAGACGAAAACGGATTTGCTTGAAGAAATGGTTTCTGAATTATTCGATAGGCTTACAAAAAAATAAGAAACAGGTTGCAGACTACCAATCACACAAACCTGTTTCCAGAGAAGTTTCCTTCTTATGAAATATTTTATCATAGGTAGGAACTTCTTTCAACCACAATTTTGAAAGGAGATTTTTATAATGCAAATTGCAGAGCAATTTTTAGACAGTAGAGAAGTGGCTGAAATGGTTGGCAAAGACCATAATATGTTATTGAGGGATATTCGCAGATATGTAGAGCAATTAGGACAGAGCAAAATTGCACAGTCCGATTTCTTTGAAGAAAGTACATATCAGAACAGCCAGAACAAAACACAACCTTGCTACAATGTCACGAAGAAAGGCTGTGAGTTCATTGCCAATAAGCTAACCGGAATAAAGGGTACAGAGTTTACAGCAAAATACATAATCGCTTTCATGATATGGAAGATGCGATAAAGAGCGGCTATAATCTTTCAGAGTTATCTCCAGAACTACAAGCTATCTTTCCCATGATAAGAAGATTCAGATTGTAGAGCAGAGAGTTGATAAGCTGGAAAACACCATGAATATTGACTATGCACAGCAAAAACAGTTAAAGGATTTTGTGAGTGAGGTAGTGGTTAATGCTCTAGGCGGTCGGTCGGCAAGAGCCTATACACACAAGGATGAAAATGGTGTAAAGATAAGACCTCGTGTTTATTCCCGGCTTTGGCATGATTTTTACGACTATTTTAATATTAATGCATATGCTAATCTTCCGAGAGTTAGATTTGACGAAGCATTGGAATACATAAACCGTTGGCAACCTCCTACAAATATGCAGTTGGAGATTGGCAAGATTAATCGGGAGGTGGCATGATATGACAGAACTATCCCCTTCTAATATAGTTATCTTTCCAGTACATGACGAAGTAAAACTGTTACAAAAAATAAAGCTGTGTGTAGATTCTTGTATTAAAACCGAAATAGGGATTTGTAGTGAAGAGTGTCGAAAAACTTCGGATTTTGTATCTGATTTAAGTTGCTTTACACTGAATGATTTATTAGAATTTAGAAAAGGTTGGAAGAAAGAGTTGCTCTATAATAGGGTAAGAGCAGATGAATATGTAGATGCAGTTACTGCAATAGCTTTTGCTAAAATGTTGTACTGCAAATAATGAATATCAATGAATTAAAGTATATGAGTCATACAAAGAACATTTACCATTGTGGTAGGTGTTCTTCTTATATATAAGAAAGTGTGGTGAAGATATGGCACAGCCTCTTATCATAGGCGGCATTACAATGCCATCGCTTAAAAAAGGTGGATTAACTGTTACAAAGGAAAAAGTATGGTCCGGAAACACCGGAAGAGCAGCAGATGGGAATGTCATAGGCGACTTGGTTGCAATAAAATATAAATTGCAGTGCGAATGGCCTCCATTAAGCAGGGCAGATACAGCGAAAATCGATCAAGCTGTGTCTCCTGCTTTTTTTAATGTAACGTTTTTGGATCCAGGAAGTAATACCCGTATTACGAGGACGTTCTATGCGGGCACGCCCACATATCCAGTTTACACTTATGTGAATGGCAACGGGATTACTTATAACGGGGTAAAAGTAGATTTGGTAGAGAAATAGGAGGACGAAATGTTAAAGACAAGCAAAACTATTAACCTGTCAGGAAATAGCATTATTAATGATAAACAAGTAGTCTACATGCAGGCAAATATATCTACGGATGGGGGCACAACCAGCCATTCCAGTAGCATACAGGATAAAGTACTGTACGAGGCAAATAAGGTTGAATGTCGGAAGGACATGGCTGCATTTGATCAGATGGTCTACGAGATAGAAGATTCCATTCATACGGAGGTGGCGCAATCATGAAAATTAGAAATAGTCAAATAGTTAATTTCATAAACGGTGTAATGAATCTTAAAGAGAAAAAACTTCCAATCAAATTGGGGTATGCGATTACCCGTAACATAAAGATCATGGATCCGGTAGCGACATCCTATGAGGAAGAGAGACAGAAGATACTTGGGAAATATGCTGAGAAGGATGATTCCGGTAAATTCAAAGTAGAAGACGGCTCCTATATCATTTCTGATATATCGGGATACGAGCGTGAGATGGAGGAGCTGTTGGGAATCGAAAATGAGATGCAGCTCCATACGGTTACAATTGAGGAAATTGAGAAGTGCGATATGGAGCAGTTTGACGCGTTGTCGGTCCAGGACATTACCTTGTTGGATATGATGATGGAGTAGTATCGGGGGTGAGATAATGTATCAATCCTCAGCGGCGTTTACGGAATTGGTGCAGAAAGATTCCCGGACGTTTAAAAGCAAATTAATTATCGGTGAAAATGAAATTGAATCAGGCATTAAAAGTATTATATTAAAAGGGGGTTCCAATAGTGGAACCTCTTTTATTATTGGGAGTTGCATCAGTCAGTACATAGAAGTAGAAATGGAAAAGCCATCCATATTCATAGAAAATGAAGAACTTGAATGGCGTATAGGAGCTGATATTTCTGCAACTGTGGAAGAATTTGTTCCGATGGGGTATTTTACTGCAGGGAAGCCTGAGGCTGACGAGGACATGATTAAATTCACGGCTTTTGATAGGATGCTAAAGGCAGACAGAGGATATTTTTCATCATTACCTGCAGCTACAACGACAATCGCAGTGCTGAACGAAATGTCTGCTTTCCTTAAGGTTCCGATAGCAACAGGAGGACTTAGTTCAATAACAATAAAACGCCCGGATGGTTACACCTGTAGAGAGGTTCTTTCTTATATATCACAAATGTATGCGGGGTTTGCTATATGCAACCGACAGGGGCAAATTGAAATAAAGAAGTATGTAGTATCCAACATAAATATTGCTCCTGCAAGATACTGGGACACTTTTAAACATAACGATTTTCCATATACGTTTCAGCGAATCGTTTGCTATACCGGAAAAGGCGAAAATGGTGAAAACATCTCCATAACCGCTGGTAACGGAAATCGAGAACTTACAATATCCAATCCGTTAATGACCCAAAGCATCTTAAACAGCGTGGAAGCTGCCCTAAAAGGTTTCAGCTATATGGCAGGGAGCATCCGATTTTTAGGAGACCCGCGTATTGATCCTTGGGATGTAATTGTTGTCCGAGGGCGGGATGGCAAAGACTACAAGGTTCCCGTAATGAGCTTGACCCAAGATTTTGATGGTGGGCTGACTACCAGTGTGGAAGCCCCGGGGGAATCCGAAACGGAAGAGCAACAAGGATTTAAAGGACCAGTCACCCAGGCGATTGATAGATACTCGGTACAGTTGGCACTAGTTGACCATGCCCTGGTCAATAAAATAGACGCTAATGTTGCCAACATCACCTATGCAAAGATCATAGATCTGGAAGCAATTAACGCGAAACTTAAAAAAATTGAAACAGAAGAGCTGACGGCAATAAATGCAAAGATAAATACCGCAAATATCAATCTTGGAAACATTGAAAACTTACTCTCGGGGAATGCAGGAGTAGGGGAATTGACCAATATACACCTGACCTCCCAGAATGCAGTTCTTGAGAGTGCATTGGTTAAAAGCGCGGTAATGCAGTCAGTGACTGTAAATGACCTATTGGCGGGAACTATCTATACCAATAAGTTCCAGATATGGTCCGACGCTTCCGGTGGCATGAAAATAATCGGTTCAACCCAACAATGGATGGACAAGGCTGGAAGAATAAGGATGCAGGCCGGTCTTGATTCTGCCGGTGCATTTAATTACTATATCGTGGATGCCGCCGGGAATACGATGTTTGACGCCCTTAACGGCGTATCTGCCGCGGGAATTAAGGCCCCCATCATAAAAGACTCGATGGTGGCAGACGATGCCAGTATCAGCGGTTATAAGGTCAATGTACAGACGCTGGTGCAGAACATTAACGGCAGCGATGTGCAGATCCAGGGAAGCAAAGTGGTTATTGATGGGACAGGGCAGACCATATCCGCTAAATTTGACACTATGCAGGAGGAAATTGACGGTATAGCAACATCCGGTGGTGGATATACGCTGCAGACCTACGTAGATGGCGGACATACCGGAGACGGGGAGACAGCAACGATCCACGCCAGGCTATATGCAAGCAACCAGGAAGTTACGAATACATTTGGGCCAGAGCATTTCATATGGACCCGATTATCAGAAGATGATTCCGGTGATAGAGAATGGAATGTCCGTCAGGCCACGGGGTATTCGATATCCCTCTCAGGTAATGACGTAACTATGGTAGCGGATTTTGAGTGTACATTTATAATCTGGGATGAATCACCAGTACTTGACCACAATGGTAATAACATACTAGATGCGAATGGAAAGAATATTATTGGTCTGACAGCTTAAAACAGGAGGGTAATATGCCAAAATTTAATGAATATACCGAGAAAACAAATCCGGATGATGCAGACATCTTTCTGCTACAGGACGTTGTATCAACCAAGAAAACTACATTCTTGGGGATATTTAATCAAATAAGAACAAAATTGGGACTTGGTGCGCTTGCAAATAAGAACAAGGTATCACAATCAGACCTAGAAGATGCTCTGACTGAGTTTATTAATGGGAAACTTACAGCGTCAGGAATTGCCGACGACCTAAACACAACAGATATAACCAAGGTATTATCAGCCCCACAGGGAAAAGCCTTGCTGGGGTATATAGGCACGCTTTCCAGTCTATCAACAGCGCAAAAAACAAATCTGGTTGTTGCGATCAACGAAGTAGTTACATCAGTTGCTACACTAAATAGCAATTTGAATGCGGCAAATTTCACACTGACCAATTCGACTTATTACCCTGTGACTAATGTAATAGCGAGCGGACGTGCGATACAGTTACAATGCGCTGGATTGATTTTAAAGGATGTACCGGCCAATGCAGAATTTGTCATCGGCACGCTTCCGGCCGCATATCGGCCATCGTATAAAATCATAAAATATGTTTTAGGCGGCAGCACAACAAGCCGTTTATTTAGGATATCTATAGACGTGGATGGCAAGGTAACCTACACGCCTACGGCAGATATCGCAACAGGTGTGGGCGTTAATATCAATGAGACCTTTATAGCAAAGCCATCCTAATTGCTATTTAGTTGATTTATATGTAAACGCAAATAAGGTCCCAAATAAAAAAAGAAAGAAGGTGATACGATGTCCTTAATTTTGGCATCCCGTGCAACGGTCTATGATAGATATGCCATTTCCCGAAAGTTCACGGCCCAGGAGACCGCTATTAATATGGTCCAGGGAAATATCGCTCTTCTTGTATCAGCATCTGAAATAGAAGAACTTAAGAACGGCGATAAGACAATGTACAGCAAATTATCGGCTGTCGAAATGGATTTGAACTCAATAAATTTGGCAGTATCATCCTCAGAATACAAAGACATTAACGGTGTCCTCAGTGCAATTACCCAGGCCAAGGCATCAATTGAACTTAATTCACATGAGATACAGCTAAAAGTAAGTAAGGACAGTCTTATTTCCACAATAAATCAATCCGCAGAGGCAGTCACGATCAATGCAAATAAGATAAATCTAAATGGCGTTGTGACTGCAAACGAGAATTTTAAGATTCTCCAAGACGGCAGTATGGAGGCAAAGAACGGATTGTTTAGAGGCGATATCCAGATAGAAGTTGCTAATAGATTCGAAAGAGGTGTACGCATACATAATAAGATTACTGGAGAGAGCGGGACACTACAGGCAGGTTATTTAGGCGTAGGCGGTATGACAACTAATGGGAGCGTGATGTATGTAAATATATTTGGTGGTGACGATACAGATCCCAAATATGGGGATCCATTTATTCTATTATATCATGATGGTGTTCAGGCAACGCTATACCCTAATTATCTGGATATAAGAGATGGGAAAATATGGTGCAAGGAACTTGATGTAACAGAGAAAATACACAGTGGGGGGCTCAGTACAAGTAATGCTATGTTAAGTGGTACTACACGCCAAAATGGAGACATGTACATAGTCGGAAACCTATATGTAAACGGCAAACAAATTAATTAAGGAGAAGTATATGAGAATCAGAGCAAGACCCTTGAGGTCTTATTTTTGTGAAAACAATAGAAAGAGAGTGAGGGAAATGAAGAAAATGGAACAGGCAAATTACATTAAGGCGGCAGTCGCGACCGTGTTTGGATTCCTGACGTCCCTGATAGGTGTTCTGGCATTGCCAGTAGTTCTGGTCGTTGTTTGTAACCTGATTGACTACATAACAGGGCTTATGGCATCGTCATACCGAAATCAGGACATTAATTCGTATAAAAGCATTCGCGGTATTATGAAAAAGATATGCATGTGGTTACTCATTGTGGTAGGGGCAATCATTGATCAGATGCTTATTTACGCATCGGATATAGTTGGATTTACCATGCCGTTTACATTTTTAGTGGCATGCATCGTTGCATTATGGATTATTTGCAATGAGATTATCAGTATACTTGAAAATGTTAAGGATATGGGAGTAAATATACCCGGTTTTTTGGAGCCACTCGTAAAGAATATCAAATCACAAGTAGAGGATAAGGCAGATATTACTAATAAATCAGATTCAGGGGACGTAGAATAAGTGTCCTCTTTTTGCGCCGGCGCAATGCTGGGGAAGGAGAATATATATGAGTAAGTTAATAATTGACGTAAGTGAGCATCAGGGAACCATAAATTGGGAAGCAGTAAAAAGCCAGATAAACGGCGCTATCATTCGCTGTGGGTATGGAGATGACGTAGCCAGCCAGGATGATGCGCAGTGGATTAGAAATGCTACAGAATGTGAGCGGCTGGGGATTCCGTATGGAGCATATTTGTACAGCTATTGCACCAACGAGGCCCATCTTCAGAGTGAGATTGCGCATATTAAGCGTCTGCTTTCCGGCCGGAAATTGAGCCTTCCTTTTTATATAGACATTGAGGATCCGGGACTTTCATTTTCCACATTTAAAGCTGATTATTTTATCAGAATGGGTCAGGCCATCGAGGACGCGGGATACTGGTTTGGCGTATATGCAAATTTAAATTGGTTTAATAATTGTATTGGCGGAAAATTGAACAGATTTACAAAGTGGTGTGCTGCCTACGGTACCAATAATGGGCAGCCACAAACACGGCCGAATATCGGAGAGGATATCTGGCAATATAGCAGCGCCGGCAGTATCCAGGGAATCGCGGGCAATGTGGATGTGAATCTTTGCTACCGGGATTTTGTTAAGGAGATTAAGGGCGGATCCGGCACGCCTAGCACACCTAAACCAACACCAGCGCCAGCTCCCACAGCCAAAACCCATACCGTCAAGAGTGGTGAGACTCTGTCCGGGATCGCGGCCAAGTATGGCACAACTTACCAACACCTTGCGGCCATCAACGGGATTAACAATCCTGACCTGATCTACGCGGGCCAGGTACTCAAGATCGATGGGGCGGCGGCAGCTGCCAAGACATATACGGTCAAGGGCGGGGACACGCTCTCCGGCATTGCAGCCAAATACAATACTACTTATCAGCGTCTTGCCCAGATCAACGGGATCAGCAACCCCGACCTGATCCATCCGGGGCAGGTGCTTAAAATAGGATAGCATAATTACAGCCCGGGGCCATCAGGATCCCGGGCAGTTAATATCCAAGTATTGTTTAAGTATTAGTAATCCAAGTAGAGTAATGTCATTTCTCGTCCTGGCCCTTTGCATGTTACGTTCCATTTCTTCTTCCGACATTATTTTAGTTTTCTCGGTGATCTTTTTAGCCAAGTCTATATTATCAAATATCCAGTCAATAGCTTCTTGAGTTTGTGGTGATGCATCCTCGTAGTTTTCTAAAAAATCCTTTAATCTCACTCATTTTCTCCTTTTTTATTAATTCCTCTAATCAAACAAAATGGAATGAATACATTCCAATATTACACCCTTGGTTTGTATAAAATCAATAGCAAGCGGAATGATATCATTACAAATTTACGGAGGAGTTATTATGTCAAAGATATTGAATCAGGATATATCAATCGGGGACAATTTAAGAGTATTACGTTGCCGTGCCGGTTTTTCCCAGGAGAAAGTGGCAGAAAAACTGCAAGTTATGGGATTTACAATAAGCAGAGAAATAATATCACAGATGGAATTGGGCAAGCATAATATTAGGATAAGTGTGTTACTCGCACTTAAAGAAATGTATGAAGCTACGTATGATGAAATATTTGCGGATATCTATTTATAG